TCTCTCTCTGTCTTTTTCTGTCAGACGGATGAGGATGTTCTTGTCAGCGGGGCCGTCCTCGGGAGAAATCTCCGTAGAGATAGCCTTGTCTTTTGACTCTGCTTCTCTTGCTATTGCTGAAACTAGATTATCCAGTTCTGGTTCGTCACTCATTTTCCACTATTTCTGCGTCTTGTATTGGTGTTTCGCCAAGAATACCAGCAACTGTAGATGGTGGCAAGACGCCAGATGCACCCATCAGTTCCAGCAGTTTTCTCGCTTCTGTCTCTGGGTCAAAGGCGTCAATGGCTGCTGCTTGATTGGTTTCTCCAGCGAGACTTGATTTGACTGTTTCGCTACCACGCACATCCATCTGCACATTGATGTTAGTAGCCTCCATACCAAGCAACTTGGTGCGCCTGTCCATGATTGACAAAACCTGCTGAATTGCCTTGAGGTCTGGTTCAACGGCCACCTCAGTCCCGTCGTCCATCTTGACCTTGCGATGCTGTGTCAGAGGCCAAATAGCGGCTTGTAGATTGTCCAAGCGCTCTAGTTCCATGCGGAGAACTTCAGGATAAGCCATGAGTGCTTCCCTGTTCAGTTTCTCCAACTGTCTTTGTACCGCTCTGTTGACAGAAGCGGAGGAAATGTCAAACCTTCTCGCAATCTCTGCTACCGAGACACCAGCCTGACGCATCTTGAAAATACGCAAATCTCGTTCAGCAAGGTACTCTTTTGTCATTACCTTGTTATTGCGTTGTTCGCTCATTTATTTACCTTAGCGTACTCAATGACCTCAAAGGGGAATAATTTCCCTCTCCTAATTCTAGTAGGCCAAGGTCTATCGTCACGAGCACCTCGGAAATGCTTGACATCGTAACAGTATGCGACTCCAGCAGAGATGTCGGGTGTGAGCGAGATGCCGAACTCTGGCCAACGGGACCACACGGCGGAGCCGAAAGGACGCAATTGTCGGTTAGTCATGCTCTCTCCCAATGGAGCGTGATGTTCCAGCCACAGTGCGCACTTGTATGTGTCTCTGACATAGTCAAGATACTTAGCAACCTCAATGGCGACTGCTTCTGCGGTGCGACCACCTGGGTCTACGAACGCCTTGTACAAAGGACCCATCACGAGGAGTTCGGGCTTTGTGTCTTCTATCGCTTTCTCAAGCGCCTGCCTGTCCTCTGGCTTCATGAGGTCAAATCCAGATGGCTTGATGAGCAGTTCTGCTGTCGGCGAGTTCGTGTAGCCCCGTGACATCGCAGCGTTGTAGATGTTTCGTGATGCACGACGAATGATTCGTTCAGGGTTTTCCAAGTCAATTGTCAGCGTTCTGATTTGTTTCATTCGCTGATAAGTGAACGGGTGTACTCCGCAACCTGAGAGGATAGCAATCTGCCTAGCAAGCATTGTCTTTCCAACGCCTTCAGCCGCAACCACAATAACACGCTCGGTGCGCTCAATCAAATCGTCAATGACCCAATCGTATGAGTCGTCATTGCTTTCATTAACAAACGAGTCCCAACTGACGAGTCTGCCGAAGTCTGTTGGCTTCTCACGACCGACCGCTAACGCAATGTCATGAGCCTTTGTAACAATCTGCTGTGGACTGAGGTCATTGCGCAAGAGCAACTGCTCAAGTTTGAACCTCGCTTCATCAAATGGGCTTTCCCCTTCGGGTTGCTCTTCCGCCACCTGCGGGGCAGGTGTGGATGGCGTTGAGTAGTCCTCAATGAGCAATAAGTCATCAAGGTCTCCATCAACAGCGAGGAAATCTGTAACATCTTTGCACTTAGGTGTGTGCCAAGCAGATACATCGCACCCTGCTTTGGAAAGTTCTTCTACGACAACCTTTGCGTGAGCCATTCCTGGTTCATCGTTGTCGGCAACTACAACAACTGTTCCTCCTGCGAGTGCATTCGTGTGGATTTGTAACCACTTGCCAGCCCCGCCTGGCATCGTCGTTGCGATAATGCCAAGATTCATCAGGGTGTCTGCGTCTTTTTCTCCCTCAACAACCCAAATTGGGTATCCGCCTGCAATTGCCTTACGGACTGCTGGGAGATTGTAGAGAACCTTTGGCGTGTCGCCGAGTGAGTATTCCCAACCACCACGACCATCGGGCTTGCGTTGGCGAAATGTCTTCTTCCCGCTTCCATCTACATAACGAAGTTTTTGGAAAAGAAGTTCTCCTTGCTCATCAGTGTAGTCGTAAGCCTTAACAAGTTCCAGTTTTTCTTTGGTGCGTTTTTGAGGAGGAAACAATGCTGCTTGCGTCAGACCCATTGATTCGCAAATGTCTTTTGAGGAACATGGTGAGCCCCGATGACAAGTGACGAGAATGTTCCCGTTCCTGTCGTCTTCAGAGATAGAAAGAGATGGGTTCTCATCATCATTGCGACACGGACAGCGTGCTTCCCAGCCGTTACCTGTTTCGGTAACACCTTTGAGACGAGATAAGAACTCTTCTGTGTGCTTAGACGAAGTCATTGTCGTAGACAGTTTTCTTTAGGAATTCTCCACCATTTGCGTCACGCAGTCCAATTCCTTTAAAAACAATGCGACCTTCACGACCTAGATGAACTTGCTTAGACCAGCGAAGTTGTGCTCGCTCTTGTTCATCTTTTCCACCCCAAATACCCCACGGCTCCCACTTCAGTGAGTACTCAAGACATTCTACTTTGCACGGACAACTAGAGCAAATTGTTTTTGCTTGCGCTGTATTCTTTCGGAGTTCTACGACTTCCTCTCGTCTGCCAGTCTTTTGTAATGGGTACCACCACTCTGTTGGGTAACCCATGCAGTTGCCATTCTCTGGTGAGAAATCACCTTGCTCCACTTTGCCTCCTAAAGCCCCGTAATTCTGCGCAAATCTTTTTCTGTGAGAAAGATTGTTGCGTAACGAACACGAAGGATACCTGACTCATCAACTATTGCAACATCAACTGCATCAATTGGAACATTTAGTTGTGATGCGAGTGATGCTTTCATCATCTGCACTTTTGTCTCAAACGATGCGAACTCTTCATCATCAAGAACTTCTGCTTTTGCTGGTGCACCGAGTGCTGACATCGTCTTTACTACTTCGGTTGCTCGCAAACAAAACACGCATGCAAGTTTCGGGGCTTTTGCTGCTCTGGGTCTTTTCTCAATGTGACCGCACGAAAGAACATGGTGATAACTAACTGAGCCCCAACCACCGACTCGTCTTATCTCTACGACATCTCTGCGTGGTGCCTTGCGATGCTCTGTCGTCATTGTCCCACAATAGCAAAAACCCCACCTGGTATTCCAAGTGGGGCTGTCGCTTAGTTCGCACTCGCAGGTGCGTATTAACTAGAAAGGTTCGTCTGCTGGAACTGTCTGCTTGGTGCGAGGGGGAGTTGGCTTTGACGAAGAGTCTCCGCTGTTTGCACGGCGACGCTCTACTGACTCAAGTGAGCCTGTGCGAATGCCGATTTCCATTGCTTTGATTTCAATGGTGGAACGCTTCTGTCCGCTGTCCTTGTCTTCCCAAGAACGCTGGTCAAGAGTCCCGACCACCACTACGCCCATTCCCTTTTCAAGGACATTTGCTGAGTTCTCAGCGAGGTATCCCCATGCAACTACATTGAAGTAAGAAGTCTTTTCAACCTTCTCGCCTGATGCGTCTGTGTAGTTGTCGTTCACTGCAATAGAAAACTTCAACTGAGCCTTCTGATTGGTCGTGTACTTCAACTCTGGGTCTGATGTAAGGTTTCCTACAATTGAGGTCGGGGTAATTGCCATGTTTTTCTCCAATTTGTCGTGTTTGTTCCGACTGAGTTGAACTTTATCAGTGGTTCCGATAGGATGCAACTCCTATGACACAGAAATCTGAATTTGAAGTACGCCTTTCCGTTATCAAGCACATGTCACACATGCTGTTAGAGATGACGGATGTGGATTTTGACAATCTTTCTAGCGAAGAAGAAGACCTTATGCTTGAGGATTTTGAAGAAGTAGCGGGGCATCTCCTTGATTCGCTCGGCTTTAAGCCCTCAAATAGCGAAGATGGTGTCAATTTCACTGCTGTTTTCACAATGATTGACACAGAAGAATACATTACAAATTTTTTGGCTACCGAAGAGGAAATTTAACCCTTATGTAGCAAGGGTTTCCGAGGGTCGCATTCTAAAACCCTTACGCAGCAAGGGTTTCCTGATGGTTGTGTTGTGCGCTCAAGGTTGTAAAATAGAAGTGTTCAGTTAGAGACTGACGACGACATAGGCAAGCGCTTGTTATCTGCTTGTTGACCTATCCGCCGAACACAGGAGAAACTCTTGAAACACCCCGTACGCCTTCTGGCTATCTCTCTATCTATTGTTTCCTTTTTAGGACTGACGACGAAAGCCGAGGCTACGGATTCATTTCCGACCGAAATACCTGCGCCCACTTCGGTTCTCCCCCCGACGAGTCCCGCCGTGCATCCAGAGTTGGTCGCTCAACTCAAGTCAAAAAAGGGCGGTTCTATTGCCTTTTGGGAAGCAGTCTCTTGGTGTGAGACAAACCACAAATGGAATGATGGTGGCTACTACTCGGGTGGTCTTGGCATGGCACAGTCTGTATGGGTGAACTACGGAGGTAAGCAGTTTGCTCCTCGCCCGTCAAAAGCAACTAAGCAAGAACAAATCATTGTCGCTAATCGCACCGCCTTCTTTGGGTTTCAGACGAAGAATGTTTTCGGGACTCTGGAAGACCGAGAGAATAACAAGCCTTTCTTCCGACCAGCAGTTGGTTGGAAGAGTATGACGAAGTGGGGCAAGGGCTGTGTCAATTGGAAAACACGCAAACCATCTAGGGCGAGATACACGGAAAAAGGAATGGCTGAGTGGCAAGAGTCTCGCAATTCATCTGGGCGAGTTTCATCTCAATCGCTAAGTACAGACAAGTCGTGCCCTCAGTATGAGGGTCTTCTCAAGAAGTATGGACTCCCAGTAAAAGAGTTCTCCTACATCATGTGGCGTGAAAGCAGATGTGAACCAAAAGCAATCGGCTGGAACTACAAGCGGGGCACCTCGCATCAAGATTGCCGACTTTCTCCTGCTCAAACATACAGGTATTGTTCTGCGGTGCGCTCTTATGACACTGGATTGTTGCAAATCAACAGTGGTTGGAAGAGTGTGACTGCGCAAGTCTGTAAACGCCCTTATCGCCAACTAATCAAATCGTTGACTGCCCCGTCTTGCAACTTGATGGTGGCGAAGTACCTCTATGACAATGGTGGCATTGGTCATTGGAAGGGAACCAGCGGTAAGAAATAAATGTTTAAGGTAGTTTTTTTATGTACGAACTACCGATACATTTAACTTATGAGGAATACTTTGGCTTGCTTGGCGGGCTCACAAGAAGTAATCGTTCAGTCAAACGAACCTCTTTACCGCACGGATAGTAACCCTGCTGGCTAAACCACTTAGCGCCACATTCTGTGCACTTGAGTGTGTGTTTAGGAAAAGAGTCAATTCCAGTGGCTTCTGCCCACGCCTTAGGGATTGACGGCTGGGAAGTTTGTTCCACCTGCTCCCATCTGTGGGTCAAAAGATTTTCATCGGCTTCCTCACCAGTTCCCGCAAACGGGGCTACTTCACCAGGAAGCAAAATGTAAGGAATTGTCACTTTTAGACTTCTTCTTCCTCGGTGCTCATGATTTCATCAACGATGAGTCGTGCGTACTTGCGTCTAAGTCTCCACAATTTCTCGTTAAGTTCTTGGAGCGCCTTTGTATGCCGTGCTTTCATCGCCAACTCTGGGTCAAAAGTCCCGTACTTCTTGAAGGCGATGTTGTCAAGGTCTGGTGCCTCAATAATAATGTCGGAAATCCAGTCGGCTCGCTTGTCCATTGCCATCATGAGTTCGCACATTCCGTCAATGCCAAACTCGTTGTAGACCTTGTGAGCAACAATGTCACAATAATGTCTACGATACAAATACTCAGAAGTGCTTGAAGACATGAACTGACTGAGGAACTCAGCCATCATCTCTTTCGGGTCTTCTGGTTCTTCAAACGGCTCGCTCATACGACCCCCATTGTAGTCACTACTATTGTCCCACTTTGGGGTGTCAAGCCAACGCAAGAATAGTTTGCTGTGCCTCAATCTTTTTGCGTGTCACCCATGAGTTGATGTCCATTGATGCGACTGCTCGTTCGTATGGCTTGGCGTCCCGATAATGGTCCAAGTATTCGCCGATTGCGTTGTAAGCAGACCAACCATTAAAACCGTAACCGCCTGCGTTCTTGTCGTTCACATACAAACCACGAACAATCAAATGAATGTCGTCAATGTTTTTCTTTTGTCTATCTGTTTCGTCTTTTCTATGAGGAAAGACTGTGTTTACGACTTTGTCAAGTTGCGAAGAACCTGCGAGAATCGGGACTGACAGAAGTTGAGTTGCAACGGTATTGAAGTTGGTTGCCCAAACAGTTGAGAGTTTCAACACCTCTGTTGCATCTTCAATTGCACTCTCTGCATTGCGTGTGTGTCGTGCTGTGAAGACTGCGTTGGCGCTCTTGAGCCCAGCAACAACCGTATTCTTGCAAACGGCTCGGATAGATGTGTTTGCGTAAGTGATTGCTGTCTTGCCGTCATGTCCGTTACGAACAAGCAAATAGCGTTGTATTTTGTCGTTAATACCGTTAGGGTCAATGATGAGCGCACCTAGGTCAAGGCAGGCGAAGAACTCACGACCATCGTTCAGAACACCACAGGTGTCTACGATTGCGTCTCCTGAGGAAGCACCAACGATTGCGAGCGCACGGTCAAGACAGTCTCGGTTCTGTTGGACAACGAAGCGTGTACCCACCGTGGAAAGACCATCAATGGTTCCATCTGGATTTAGACGAACTGTGGCTCGGCTGTCCTCAATGAAAACGGGGCTCCCGTCGGGATTGCGGAGGGGATTGAGGTCGTCATCAACAGCGATTACCTTTGTGAGTGCGACATCAAAGTCTGCCTGTGCTGCTACGAGCATC